ACAAAAAATCCTTTTAATTTTTTAATACCCTTACAAGCCACTCTATCAGATTATAAAACTTTATTTTCTACTAATGCAATAGACAATTCAACTAATGAAATTAAAGCGCCCACTTCAGGGTCAGCAACTAAATTATACGATCCTCAAAAAGATCCAAATATTTCAGGAGCGTTACCTAAATTTAGAGCTGGAGGAAACAAAGATGCATATAGGGGAAAGACAATGAAAATATTGGTTAGTTGCGAATACATACTTGATCTGATGAAGGGATTTTCTGACAAGAATGGATTAAATAAAGTGTTTTTAAAACCTTTCTTAGATCAATTAGTAATGGACATAAATAAATCGTTAGGTGCCATGAATATATTCAGGATTGCTTACGATGATTCTTCAAATTGTTTTTCTATAGTGGACGATCAAGTTCAACCTTTAGCTGACGGTGAAATTGCAGTTTCTCAAGATGCTACAGATCAAATACCTGTATACGGAGTTAATTCTATTGCTAAATCACTAAACATTCAAACAGAAATTTCAAGCAATTTGTCTAACATGGTTGCCATTTCTGCCAATTCAAATGCCTCGGATCAAGCTGCTAATTCCACTAATGCAAGTAGTTTTGGTTTCATAAATAATTCTTACAGAGACAGATACATTCCTACAAGAAAAGATTTAACTACAGACGAGATTAAACAAAATATTAAACAAAATCAAGCGAGTGAATTGGCAAGGGAAAAAGCTAATTTTGATTCTATACTAAAAGCTCAACAAAAATTTAATGCAACAATAAAACTTTTTTATGGTACAACTCAACCGAATAAAGATGACGTGAGTCAAGCCACCAATTATTACATAGAAAGAAGTACAAAAACAAACAATGAACCGGGTCCAACAAGATCTTCGGCGATGATCCCAGTCTCTGTGAATTTTACTACGGACGGAATTTCTGGATTCCACATGGGTCAAGCATTTACTTTGCCCTCTGATATATTACCTTATACGTATTCAAATAGACACACACCTACTTTAAACGACGTAACTGACACAAATCCTACTGCAGATGTAAAAGTTGCATTTGCGACCGTTGGACTGAGTCATACTATACAAGGAAATGTATGGGATACTTCTATAAAAGGTAATATGATTCTTATAAAGGACCAGAACGCTTTTTCAAACGCTAAAATAAATACAGAGTATAGTAATTCTCCTTTATTGAGTCCTGTTATAAACGCAACTACTTCTCAATCCGGTCAAATTTCTGCTTTAGCTACATATTATGGATTCAAATCCGATCCTTATTTGGATTCTAATTCTTTAAAAGGAATTGGTAATAGAGGAAATAAGTTAGTTGAAGCATTATCAGGTCAAGGCACATCAGTGGCTCTTAAAAAAAGTACTGCTACAGCACTAGGATTAAATAACGGAGATAGCGTATTAGTTACAACCCCTGAAGGTCGATCAATTACTGTTAAATATGATGATACTATACCTGAAAGTGATCCTGGCACAAGAATAGATTTTTACAATCCTAGCGCAAACAATAACGGAGGTAAATCTACGTTCTCGTTCGTCGGAAAGCAAGTGTTAATACAAAAAGCCATAATATAGTATGTCAGCAAGATATTATCCATCATTTAGAATAAAAACTAAGCAGATCACAAAAGGTCAAGATTTTACTCTCAATGGAGTACCCTATTCTGGAACTTATTACACTACTTTTTCAGGAGAGAATTTTAGCGGACCAGATCCAGTGACAGGGCCTAATGAACCTTTAACTCCGATTACTGATTATTCCAATTTAGCATTAGGACTTTCCTCAATTCAAGGCACTGCTGCACTAAAACAACAAATAGTAAATGCCACTAAATTAACTTCTTCTGCTAGTAAATCTATTGTTTCGTACTTTCCTAATCCAATTCAAAGTGATTACAACTTGGGTTACATTAACAGATACTTTGCAAAACAGATAAACAACAAGGGCTACATCACAGAAATTTCTCCTCAACAATACACAGACATACAAAATGGTGCAGCTGGATACGATACTTCAATGTTACAAATCGTCTCTATTCAATGGAAATTGACCGGGCCATTGAACTCAATAAGAGTCAGTCAGTACGATATTAGAGCCGGTATAATCGACACTAATAAAAGATTGGTCGAAGCGGCAAACCCTAACTTCTTCGGTCTAATAGAATTCATCGGTGGAAACTACTCCAAGTTCGCTAAACCCACTGCATAAATAAATTACTCAATGTCAATGAGATAGTATATGTTTACCTCCAATAAAGGTTATAAACATGTATTTCATCGTAGAAACTATAGAGCAGTTCGGTCAAATGGAGCACACAGAAGAGTGCTTCGTTCAGCTCATATCGGGCAACGATAAATTCCACCCAAAATTATCTTATCCAAGTTTACTGTATTACAACGACGGTAACAAAGGCTATATATTCCCCTTCAAACATTCAGAAGCGTTTTCTCTCGATTTGGAATTAGTCCAAAGCTTTTTGTCCAAACACAAGACAGTGTACCTAATAGACAAAAAGTATCACTCGTATTTCTTTAATCTGGACAACACCGTAGATATTAACTTCATCTATTTGGACCAAACAAATAACTACGAACCTTTTGAGTGCGATACTTTATTACAAAATAATTACTATTCAAGATTTCCGGACATTCCAAACATTAACGAAATAATACCCATAGCAAAGCACTACGAAAAGTGTCAATGTTTGTACTAAGTCGTTAAAGGATTTTTTGGACTTGAAGCCGATACAAAATTTCAAGACAGACTAGTCGATGCGTACAGAAAAGTAGAGCAGAATCCCATAAAGATAGACGAAGATAAATTCAAACTAAAGTACAGTCTAGTCAACGAAAATTGTTCCAAGCACGGAGACTTTATATACTCCTACTACAACTTATATAATTTGACCGGTAGACCCACCAACTCTTTTAACGGCGTCAACTTTTTAGCGATACCAAAGGACAAAGAGTTTAGAGAATGTTTTGTATCTTCGAATAGCTATTTGGTTGAGTTCGATTTCGATGCTTATCACTTGAGACTGATAGGAAATTTAATCGGCTACGAATGGGGAAAAACGTCTATTCACACCGAGTTGGGCAAAGAGTACTTCGGCAAAGACGAACTGACCCAAGAGGAATACTCAGAATCAAAGACTATAACGTTCAAACAACTTTACGGTGGAGTGGACAAGAAGTACAAACACATAGAGTTCTTCGCCAAAATGGACGCATATATCCAAGAGACTTGGGAAAACTATAAAAAACAGGGCGCAATATCTTTGCCTACGGGGAGAATATTAAAGTTCACCAAAGACATGAACAAACTAAAGCTATTCAATTACGTGGTGCAGAATCAGGAGACTCTGGCCAACGTATCTAAAATAGAGCGTATAAATCAATACCTAGAAGAAAAGAAGCTGAGGACGAAGCTCGTATTAATCACCTACGATTCTTTTCTATTCGACTTTAGGGCTCACGATGGCAAGAAAACATTATTGGACATAAAAGCTATATTGGAACAGGACAATATGGTCGTAAAACACAAGCACGGACTCAATTACTCATTTTAACACAAAAATCAATATTTATACTTAATGGTTATGGAAGAATTAAAAACACTAGAATTAACGCAAGAGGCGCTTATGAATAAGTTATTTTGTAGTTTTACTACTAAAGACGGACTTGAGGAGAGATTACAAGAAATCAATAAAGAGTACAAAATCATGTACGGTAAGATATTCGTTTTAGAGTCTCCTGACTCCGAAGAATACATGTGTACTTACAATATAGAATTGGAAGGATCAAGCACAAAGATTTTGGGTAACACTATCCTCTTACACAGAAAGAAAGAGTCCAATACGTTGTACACAATCAATGCTTTGAACACTCTAATCAAATCTTTAAACGGTGGAGTACTTGACACAAAGTTTATCATTAATTGGCCAGATTACAAGAACTCTATCCTATTGACTCAGGACGATGGTCTAAGAAAGTTAAATACGTCTATACACAGGATAGTGAAC